GCTTTCCCAAATTCACTCAGTGGCTTCCTTTTCTGACACACCTTGCAGCGCTTCATAACATTCAGGCATTTCTGGGAGCTTTCCGTTGTGGAAGGTGTCTGCAACGAGTTTGACAAACTCAAACATCCCTTTCTCTTTCAGCCACATCGCCCTGCGCTTTCTTCCCAGGGGCGTGTTGCTGAAAAACACGACCGACGTTTTTAAGGGCATGTTTTTTACATCTGTCCTGCCAGGCGTCTTCCGTTTCACCTTCCCATATTTCGAGTCCTGCATCTTTCAATGCCTTAGCCAGTACGAATTGATACGGCAAATGTTCACCGTCGTAATAAATAGTGCCGTGGGCATTGCTGTGGCAACGGTCACATAAGGTTTCAGGTTTGAGCACCGTTGCAGGCGCACCGCACGTTCGACAAACTTGCGTGGAGACATAGGGTTCTGCCTCATCACGCCGTTCAGGTGGGGGGTCGTCATGCCAGGACTCTCCGTTCAACCAGACCGGACACCCCTTGATGTAGGCATTGCCACGCATTCGGGTCGTATAAAGCCGCGCCCCTTCAACCACGTCATGCACATTTTCCTGAGTTACCCATTTATCAAATGCCTCTGCTGATTGTTTCTTGTTAGATCCAACCCGCCAGCGAAAATCCCAGATTTCAGCAAATGCTTTTTGCTTGTACTCAGGCCAGCTTTCGATGATCTGGTGCGTTGTTTTCTTTGTTGCCATAGTTCCGTTAGAGCGTTAGTGCCCCGTTCCTTCTGCGCTGGTACTGTTAAACCGAATATCAGGCGACGATGTACAAGGCTCGTCCCTACCCGCCCCTTACAAATGGCACAAAACCCGTTTAAGCCCCGCTCGAAGGGCCGGTTACACAGTGGGCAGTTTTGCGATTAAGGTCGGGAACAGCCCTGCTCCTTCCATCTATCGTGTCGCTGACGCCCCCTAAAAAAACCCCGGCCTTTGGGGGGCCGGGGAATTACCACTAGGAGGATGAGTCTCAGGAATTAACCCCCCTGAGATGGGGTTGTGCTATGGTCATTAGTAATACCATTGAGTGATTTTACACCTACGCTTCTGAATCAGTCAAATGTGATAGGAATTATGCTGCGGTTGTTTAGGTTTTATACTGCGTATCTGGTGGTACAATATTCAAATGAACATGAGAGAAATATTAGCGCGGAATCTGAGAATGCTCTTGGCTCGTAATGGATGGTCAGAACATGAACTAGGTCGCCGGTCCGGGGTTTCCCCACGAACAATCAATACCATTACCAATCAGCAGTCAAATGCCACTACTGGTGTAATAGCTAAACTTGCAAGGCCATTTAACCTTGAACCGTGGCATCTTTTACTGCCTAATCTGCCTGACGATTCAAGTCTGCGTAGCCGAATTGAGGATCTGATTGGCTATTACTGTAGAGCTGATGTCGAAACTCAGGGTTTTGTTGATCACATTCTGAGACACGGCAAACTCACCCCCTGATCCCCCACCTCACTTAGAATCTAAACTGATCTGTGATGGGTATTTTATCGCTTGACACACCCCCCCTACGTAGGCAATATTACGCCTAATCGAGGTTCTTATGCCAAAACCTGATAAACGGATACCGAAATCTAAACGGGATAAGTACATATCTGGTTGGCGTAAAGCTACGAAATTCCTTAAACAAAAGGAGAAAAAAGGCGATGCGACACCTAGTTAAAGACATCCTAGCTGCAATTCTGGTCCTGCCACTCATCTACATCTTCATCGTGTTGTTGATCGGCTATGGACCATAACTTCCAAGAGTTCGACCAGGCACATCCTGAAATCTGGAAGCTCTTTAGATCAACGACCTTCCAGGTCATGGAGCGTGGGTTCAGGAATTACGGGGCCAAATCCATCCTCGAACGAATCCGCTGGCACACATCCATAGAGCAAGGCAGCCGTGACTTCAAGATCAACAACAATTATGCGCCGTACTACGCAAGAAAGTTCCATGCAAGCTATCCAGAGTTCGACGGTTTTTTCCGGACCCGTACTCAAAAAACAGATCCCGAAGGCAACGAAGAAGAAGATCAGTGAGTCAGCCAGAGGCGAACACTGCTGGATCAGGTTCGACGAGCTGTGCAACGGTGACAAAGACACCGTTGTCTTCGCCCACTTCCGAGATGTCGGACTTGGCTTTGGCACCAGCTACAAAAATTTGTACGGCGCACCAGCCTGTAATTCCTGCCACGACGAGGTTGACCGAAGAACTCAAATACTTGAGCGAGATTTTGTCCGAAACCGCCACTGCCGACAGTCGCTTCGATATTGGGAGCATTTGAGGGGAACGGTGTGGAACTTGTTTTGAACTACCGGACAGCCGTTAATGAATCGGCCCTGCCCGAAATAAACGAGAACATCGACCAAGCACTCAAGCAGGTAAAGCAAGGCAAGCACTACGAGCTTCTGATTCGACGTCCACGGCGCTCGAACACACAGAACATGTACTGGCACACCCTTATACGCCAGGTGGCAGATAAAACAGGCTACACCGTAGAGGAAGCCAAGTTCTGGGTGAAGGGCGAGATCCTGGGATACGAGATGGTGACGATTAACGGGAAAGGTATCGCCCAGCCCAGGCCATCCAGTGATCTAACGACCGATGAAATGTCTGAACTTATCGAACGAACAGAGGTACTGCTAAGTGGACTCTAACGAAATGCCCGAAAACATCTGCTGGGAAGTGGACAAGATGTTTGAGGAAATCAGGAACGACCTGTACGTCAACCATTTTGGTGAACTGGTGCAGGGGTTCAGTGGAATGATCAGTCAACGTGCCTATACGGAAGCGATAAGGCAAGTTGCCAAAAAGCGCGGACTCGATGAAAAGGAAGTTCGCACAATTTACTTTGAATTTGGATTACAAAATGAAAAAGATCAACCTACCGAAAAAAGACATTGACCTTCAGTTTGACGAGGACCGTCATAAATATTTTAGGGATGGCCGCGAGGTGCCAGGCGTTACCAAAATCTCAGGCATCATGGATGAAACCGGCTGGATGATTCCGTGGGCCGCAAAGATGTGTGGGATGAAGGCCGAGGAAATTCTGAAAGATGTCGCCATATCCAAAACTCATATCGACGAAGTGAACTACAAGGAACTGGCACTACAGATCAAGAACGCTCACAAGTCCACATCCGGCAGTGCTATCGCCTTCGGCCATGCTGGCCATTCCATAATGGAGAAATATGTACTATGGCGAATGGGCAGAGGCCCAAAGCCCACACCCCCAAAAAATGAAGCACTGCGTGATGCCGTCAAGCCCTTTCTCGATTGGTCGCGTGAGAACGACCCCGATTACATCTCGACTGAGGAAGTCGTTTATTACGAAGGGGAATTTGCTGGAATGAAGTTCGACTATGCAGGCACTTTGGATCTTAGATTCAATCTGGGTGAAACCCACTGCATAGCCGACTGGAAAACAGCTAAAAATAATAGGCGAGGGTATATCTGGCAGATGGCCCTGTATGCCGCTGCCGTGGAACAGTCATTCGGCAAGAAGGTGGACAAGTTGATTCTGTTCAAGCTACCCAAGGATGGGCATAAGTTTACGGTTAAGGACGTGGTTTTGGATGACCGCCATAGACAGTTAGCACCAGCCCTGGCCGCTGCCAGATCCATGAACTATGAGATCGACGGGTTAATCAAATGAAACCACTGTCATTGGAACCCGATTTGCTAGTCAAGATCGACGGAAGCCAATTCCCCGCCGACTACGTGGCCGGTCGTAAGGACGCTATTGATGCCGTAATCAGCCGCTGGCGACGGACAAAACGAGCTGAATGGCCCCAGATTGAACGCAACCAGAAGGGTTGGCGTATCTACTGGGCATGGCCTGAGATTAAATCAAATGAGGGCTAAAGAAGCGTACTCCGATGAGTACAACATGTACCGTACCGCCCGTAAATACGGCAACTTACACATGCTTAACAAGGAGCAAACTATGAAATCAGTGAATGAGGTATCAATGACGACCGGGGAATTTGAAGCTGGGTGGACCCACCTGGCAACGGAAGATGACTTCGGGGGCTACAACATTGAAATGGTTTTCAAGTCAGACAGTGATGCAGTTAAGGATTTGATAGGTGCGATCGAGCAAGCTGATATGACAAATGGTGGTGGACATATCCCGGTCAAACTCGAAGGCGATCTCACCAAGATCAAAGCCAAATCAAAATTCGAGGTAAAAATTTATGATACTCAGAAACAACAGATCTCCGCCTCTGAGATCCAGAAGGGAGATACCTGTCGAGCCAGGGTCAAGATACGGCCCTATGAGGCTCGTGGGAACAAGGGCGTTTCTGTACTGTTGAATGGGGTGCAGAAGATTGCCAATGGAGAATCCAGGGAAGAACAAGCTGATGATTGGTTCCCCTCGGATGGGTCTTCAGCCAAGAAGGAATCGGGCGGGTCTGGACAATCCGAAGTCGATGATTTCTTTGCAAGCTGAAGGTATTTTTTTTAATGATTAACCGTGGAAAAAAAGACTCCACTGCTATTACTGAAGGGGGGGCGGCTTTGGTCGCCCTTACCCCCCTGCACCCTATCATCGTGCGACCACGGGCAATACAGGCCGTCACAGGGGTGTCTAAATCGGAAGCACTCCGGCTTGAAAAGGTGAATCCAGACTTCCCGAAACGAGTAAAGATCGGTCCAAAAATATCGGGGTGGTTGTATGCAGAATTGGAATCGTACTTTAAGGGTCTTCCACGGATTTCAGTTTAATCTGTAGAAGTTCCAACTGCGACATAGGCATATTCCTAAATCCGGGGGCATCAGGTTTCATGCGCCAATGTTGGACAGTTTTAGGACTGACATGCAACATCTCAGCAACCTGATTCAGTGACAGACGATGCTCGCCCATCAACTGAATCAGGGTTTTGTTGGTGATTTCAGGCATTCTTGGCAATAGCAAGGACTTCTTCAATCGGAAGACCATTCAGAATTTTTCTGTTTGAAAATTTTTCGTTAAAAACTTTCCGTACCTCATCAAGTTCAGAAGGGGTTGCCCTACATGAAAAAATCTCTCCGTCTTCAAGAAAATAGACTTTCTTCTTGAGTTTTGCCTTCCAGAACTTTGCATCCAAGAAATCATTAACCAAATTTCCGATAAACAACTCATCACTCGCAATAATCATTTCGTCAGTGTCAACGAAACGGCCTTTTTCTTCTGACCATTCAAAATCCGGTATCTTGTGGGTTTTGAGAAATGCGTAGAAATCATTTGAAAAATGTCGGTTGGGGTTGATCTCACCTTTTATGACAGTATCCACCCAATCATACTCTGGTGCTCCACCGTACCCACCATCGTGGATGTTGGCAACTTTCGTTTTGCCTAAGTAAAGTGTGGCGTTGTAACCACCACCGTCAGGTGTATCAAAGGTTTTCACATTTTTTACTAAGTATGTCATTTTACTCTCCTAGTTGATTACTGTATCTACATTGTAGACATATCAAGTAGGAAGTCAAGAACTATTTACTATTCAACTGGCCCCAGTGCTGGCCCCAACTACATCCGCAGTTTTATATCTCCCTTTAGTTTCAATTACTTAGACTACTGTTCCACTGATTAAGAGTCAGCTGCTCTACCAACTGAGCTAACGGCCCGTATGTCTTATTTTTAAGGGTTTTCTGTAACGTAAGTGTTTGTAAATAAAACCTTTACATCCAGTTTCCCCCCAAGTAAAATTACCGATATTGATCCATGTGTATCCATGTATATCAGCATACACCTGGCCCCAAACCTGGCCCCAAAACCTGGAGAACAACATGACTACTATGTATAAGTTGGAAGAACGCTCCATAAAATCCATTCCTGGTACGGACAAAGAAGTCAGGTTCGACCTCGAAGGGTTGTTAGGTTTTCCTAACAATAACTGGAACCCTGCCACCGGCAAAGGGAAGATTGTATTGCGCTTCCGGTATTCCGTAAATGGGCAGCGCCGTAAATTCAAACTAGGTTCCTACCCACAGAACACCATCAAGCAGTTGAGTGCAGCTTATAAAGGTGCGGCGGGAGATGTGGCCCAAGGTCGAGATCCACAAGGTCAACGGAAGCAGGAACAACGCGAAGTTGAACAAGAACGTGTGAAGGAATCAGAAATAATAACCGTGGCACAGATCGGACAGGACTTTGTGGATTGGTCGAAAGAGAATAAGAAATCTTGGCAAGAAGATCAGCGGATTTATAAAACAGAAATTCTGACTTCTCCGATTGCCCACTGCCCAGTTACAGAACTGAAATATGAAGATGTAGCTGAACTACTTATTAAGATTACAAACCGACCCGCAAACTATATGGCGAATCGAGTTAAATCTTGGATAACTAAGTGTCTCAGAATGGCAAAACAACAAAATCCACGCAAACTAAAGCACCTCAATGTTGCGTCTATCATTTTTGATTTACCAAAAAATAAGGAGAAAGAGCGTAACCGTGTACTGTCTGAATCAGAGTTGTTGAAATTCTGGCTGGCTATAGATGAAGTACAGAACGAGAACCATCGCCGCGCTTTGCGTTTTCTGGTTATGACCGGGCAACGTCGATCTGAGATTGTCACCGTACATTCCGACCATATTGAAGATGGGTGGTGGACAAATCCAGAAACCAAAAACGGAAAGCCACATCGAATACCGCTGTCTGTTATGGCGATGGAACAGGTGGATGTAGAGGGATGGGTGTTTCCAGGTAGGGATGTAGATCACATTAACGTAAATACGTTCGGCCACCTGGTTCCCGAAGTTGCTGCACTGGCCGGAATTGAAAGATGCACAGCCCATGATCTACGGCGCACGGTAGGAACTTTTGTTCAGTCCCGGTTCGGTTCAGAAGTTATGCACCGCGTACTGAATCATGTGGAAGATAAACTGACCAGAACGTATGGCCTGTATCAGTTTGATGCGGAAAAGAAGAAAGCACTTCTAACGTGGGAGCAGGAAGTAAAACGGATTATCGGACTGCCGGTTGATAACGTCATTCAGCTATCAGCTTAATTTCTAAAACACATCCACGGGGAAACACATCCAAGCCGAACCATTCCCCCTTCTCGTCCTGAGTGTGGGCCAGGGTGATCTGGTCTTTGTCTTTCTGGATCAGGTAGCCGGTGGTGTTCAGGACGGGGAGTTTGGCGTCCTTAACTGGCGTCCAATCCGAGTAGGCAATTACGTCCCGCCAGGTAACACGGACTAATTTAGGCCGCTTTTTCGACCGGCTCAACCCAATCTGCCTGGATCTGGAAGAATACGTCAGGGTTGTCTGAACTGATCCCCATCTTGAGTGCAAAGTCTGCAAGCACCTTACCCCTTTCCCGTTTTGTTTTTGCTTCAACATATCGTTTCTGAAAATCGGGAATACGGAATGGTACTTGCATTGATGATTCTCCTAATGGACAAACTGTTTTACGTTTAGATGGATCTGGCTCGAACCGATCAGGATCGAACAGGTGGATGTTCAAATTATAGTAGCGTGTAGTTGAAATAGAGAACAATTCCGAGAGGAATGCCGATAATCATTGCAATCATTGCGAGTGCAAAAAAAAGCTCACCCTTTTTCACGTCGGTTCAACTTGGTTGGTCCAGGGATAAGCCAGGAGAACAACATCGGCACTATCACAATGAGAATCAAGGCCCAGCCACCCATCTCGATCAACATGCCGAGCAGACTCCAAAAGTTATCAGGCGCACATACTTCATTCATAATGTTTTTTCCTTTCGGCGTAACCATTAGATCCACACCCGCAGTTAGCACAGAGGCAGTCCCCGCTGTCCCCAGTAGTACAGGGGCAGTCCCACTGGTCACAGTCGAGACAAGCGCACCGACCCCAAGCGTCCCGACCCCCACTATCGCCGCTTTTTTGAGCGTCGTGCATCCTACGAGACAGGCACATCCGGCGATGACCACCAGCCTGACACCCAGCCGACCACGGCTATGACGGCCAGCACTCCTACACATATCCAGAACTTTTTCCTCTTTCCTAATTCTTTCCATTTGTCCATGTTGTCTCCTAAACTGTGAAACTGTTTCCACATCCACAGGAACTAGCGCCCGTGGGTGGTGTGAAGTGAAAGGTAGGTCGAAACGGGTCGTCTACCCAATCCATCGTAGCGTCATCCAAAAGCCCCAAAGATGTGGGATCTGAGAAAATCGTTGGGGTTATCATCTGAGCGTCTTGCGGTAGCTCGGTGGTAGGCGACAGCTTTATTTGATAACCGGAACAGCCGCCACCTTCGAGATGTATCCCTAAGAAACCTTCCCCCTGTAGGGTCTGGTCTACTTTTCTTTGTGCTGATTCTGTGATTTTCATCAATGTCCTGCACCACCGCAGCCTCCGCACATACCACTGCCACCCTGTCCTTTGAATACATCGGAGAATACAAAAGTTGGATTCATACCGGAGGTGTCGTAGTCGATTGTTGCCCCATCCATAAACTGGTACGCAACTGGGTCAATCACAAGATACGGAACTATCTCCGTATCACGTTCTAGCTTCTGATCTGCAAAGGTAAGGCTATGCGTCATGCCGGAGCAACCTGTACCCTGGACAAACGGTCTGACAGCTACCATGTTGCTTTCTATACACATGGATTCGATTTTATTTCTTGCTGATTCTGTTACCGTTATCGTCACGACAGTTCTTGATCGAGTTTGTGAATTTCATCCGAGCCGGAATGGACCAAGACAGATGGTAAGAGTCCATGAACCAAAAATATCAAACAACATTTGAAAGATCTGAAGGCCAGCCGCCATGCAAATGCTCGATGCCTGTTCCAAGATAAATTAATTTCCTTGAGATGAGTCATAGAACGACACTTTGTAAATTTGTGATTTGACCGAAGCGGCCTCGCAACATCACGTTAAACGAGATAGACAGTCGATCTCTGTCTGATTTGTTGTTGCCTACCTGATGATTTAGCCACGCAGGAAATATCAACAACGTATCTTTTTGACAGTCTTCGGTCCAAATTCCAGAGTTAAACGAATTTGACTTAACAGTTGCGGGAGCAAATTGTGGTTCTAGCGAATTAAAAAATTGAATCGGCGGCAGATCCTTTCCACCATTCGCATAAAAGACCCCGGAAAAAATATTATTTCGGTGAACATGTCGCTTGAAACTTTTTCCTGGCTTTTGGACATTTGCCCACATCGCAGTAATATCAATTTCATAATCTGGTTTGTATTGATAAACCTGTTCTGAAACAGTCCTTACATTTTCTCGAATACTATTTACGAGCAAAGCAACAGATTCTTTTTCATGCAAATACGGATACGACTGATAGATGTGTTCTGGTGAATGTGCATTGGGATTATTTTCAATTTCATCTCGAATGATATTTTCCAATCCAAGCTGATCAGACAGTCCATCCAGATTTATAGAAATAATCGGTACATTGAATATCGGCTTTACTTCAGCATTCATCAGTAACCCCACATAACAAATGAATATCGAGTGCCAGAGGTTATTTCTCGAACTTCATGCGGGTACATAAAACAAGATGGGAAAATCAAAATATCTCCTTTGTTAAGGTTGATTACTTTCCCCCTGCAAATAAATTCGCCGCCTTCAAAGTCATCATTCAAAGCGCCGACAATGGATAGAACCGGAATCCCCTTGCATTCACCGTCAAAGATCGAATGAATATGATCTTTGTGCGAAGCCATTAAGGTTCCAGTTTTATAGCGGTTAAAACGAACATTATTGAAATGGCTGATAACGTCGCCCGTACCCAATTTATCTGTATATTGTTCTATAGCCGAAGACACAAATTGCAATACATATTTATTTGCATCTTGAACATGCAGAACTTCTAATTCTTTTTCGTCACGAGACTTTCTGGAGTTCTCGGCATAGTTGTACCACTCGTGTAGATCCCATTCGCGTTCAGCAATAGATGACGTTAAGAAATCACAAATTTCACCAGGGATCACATTTGCTGTGAAGATAAAATCATCTGCTAACGAATGATTTAGAAATTGATCAGTCACCGTTTCCGTATAACTTGTCAGTGAGTTTGCCCACTTGCATTTCCAACCTTACGAAACCATGAACTTACTGCAACGCTGGAATAGCTGTGCCTTGAATTCCGGCAAGCCTTTCAACTTCTGAACTCAATCCAGATGCCCACCAGATTCCTGCGCTGGTCTGAGCCACAACGAAAATTATTGCCCCGAGCAAATAGGTCGGGATATTCATTGGTTCATCCACTTAGTCACGAGTGATGTAATTACCGACGTGCCGCCAATTGCCATCAGGAAAATTCCGATCCCCATTCCTTTAGCTTTGGTTAGTTCTTTTTCAAGGATGTACAGCCT